CAGTCGTAGTGTTTGTATTCGTATTTGTATTCGTATTCGTATTCGTGTTTGTATTCGTATTGGTATTCGTATTTGTATTGTTTGTAGTCGTGGAATTTGTGGTATTCAAATTATTATTTTCACAATGCTCCGTACCATTAGCACATCCTGTTCCAGTCTGATCTGGTGCGTCAGCATAAATACCAGCACTAAAAGATATAAGTCCAAAAATTATTAATTGGTAAATATTTTTATTCATTATCTATCTAACATCCATATTGATAAATTATTTATCTTCGCCTTTAAATCCTTTACTTGAATTGGTAGTTCCTGCATAGAGTCCAAACCAAGCAGCTCCTGCTCCTACTACAATAGATATTAAACCAGACTGTTCAAAAGAAGGTTCAGGTAAGGCCATAAACCATATAGTGCATTTATATAATAAAACTATATAAACTGTTAAAAACATTCTTGGAAATATTCTCCAGGAATCAACAGCTTTTGCTAGATGTATCCATCTCTGATGAGGATTAACATTTACATCTGATTCTAAATCTCTAATTGTATCTTTAAGATCAGATATTTCCCTTATCATATCCATAAACTTGTTGAGATCCATCTCAACTTCGTTTCTATCCATGTCCCCGCTAAATCTATTTTCTTCAGACATGATTATATAAATTTAACTAATACTATGGCTCCTACTATAAAAGGATAAACGCCCCAAAGCATATTTTCTAATTTTTTAAATTTTTCAGATCCTTCATCAAGACGTTTTTCTATATTATGATAGCGAATCGCACACTCTTTTTCATGTGTTTGTATCTGATGTAGAGCGTCTTTTGCAGTAGCCATTATTATTTATCAGGGGTGTTTTCTTCCTTCTTTACTTCTATTGTAGTATAGGCTTCGTCTACATCAGGAGTAGATGGGTCATCAGCTACATACCTTCCTTTTTCTGTTCTAGATCTAACTGTTTTTTCTTCAACGCCCCTGACGTTTTGCCAGAATTTTTTTATAGTGCTGTAGTATGTTTTTGGTAGCCAGCTCATTTTTCTTTCGCCTTACCAACGTTTAATGCACAAAAATCAATAAGTTTATACAACTTACCAATCCATACATCATCTTTAGGTGTTGGTGTTGAGGCTGCAATAAAACTAGCAACAGTTACGATTACAGTTATCCAAGTTATAAGATTAAAAATAAATTCCATTATTCTTCTCCTTCTTTTTGTGTTGGTTCTTGAGATACATCCCAACAATTAAGGTTGGAAGCGACAGTTCTTCTTTCGCCTTCTCCCTTAAAAGGATATACCATGTGTTGCAACCATGAAGGGAAAACCAACAACTTCCCTACTTCTGGTTGCATAACAAAAGACTGAGGTGGCCTCAATCTATCTGTGTCCATTAATTGATTCAATCCATATTGAAATGCTATATATCCATCGCAATCACCAGATGCTTTGTATAAAGAATAATTGCCATCGCCAGCAGTCGGTTGATCTAGTATCTGTTGCGGAACTTTAGTCCAGCTAGTCGTAGATATACCCATTATGGTTTTAGTGCCGTGATCGTGTATTGGATTGTAGTCACCCTCATAGCTGTGTACTGACCAGGTTTCATCTATAGCTACTGCTTTAGGGTGTTTTAATCTTGAGCCTGTTTGTTGTGAAAAGAAATTAATATAATCTGCTCCCAATGAACTTATAAGTTCATTGTATTCTTTTAATCTTGGGTCTGCATTATCCATCAATAACTGTTCGCCTTGTGTTATTTGCCCAACCAAAGTATCTGCTAAAGATTTTTTATTTTCATCTTCAACGTATTCGTCAAGATAATCATTTAAGTCCTCAACCATACCTTCTGGCATTTGTGTTTCCATAACAAAAACACTAGGCATATTATGTACTGTTACTTCTGCCATTAACTAGGTACGTTAAAATCGTTGTCTGCTGTGCTTTGTGCTGGTGGGTTAGTAATAACACTATCTACTTGACTAGCAAACACTGTATCCCAATGTGAAACAGGACATATTGCTACTAAGTCAGCATTACTCCAACTACCTTTAGCTTTTAACGTAAAATTAGTTGCTGTTACATTTCCATCTGCATCGTAATCTTTTTGATTTACTGAGGTGTGAAAAGTAGATGTGTAGTAAGTAGCATCGCCCTCACTATCGTTTTCATACTTCATTTCTATATCCCATTTATCAACTTTGCTACTGCTGTTAATGTATGGGGTACAGTTTACTATTGCTTTGCTTACTGCCATTTTTTACTCCTTATTTTCTAATTCTTCGACTTTAGCCGAAAGTTCTTTAACTGCATTTACCAAGTACCAAGTTATGTTATCAGGCTCTACAGATTTAACACCTGACTCTAATGTTTTTACAACGTCTGGTAAAACTTCTTCTATTTCTTGGGCGATAACTCCAAGCTGTATTCCTTCTTTTTCTACGACAGCTTGGTTTGGATTGTCAAAATCTGTGACTTCATCTTTAGTTCTATACTCGAAGTTTCTAATCCTTATTCCGTTTATAGCATCAAGACCTTTAGTGTTATCTTCTATGTTCTTTTTAATTCTTCTATCAGAAGTAGTCGACCAAGAACTATTATTAGCTTCATTATATGCTCCACTACTACCACCTATAAAACCATAATTAGCACCTTTACCTGTAAGACCATTACCAACTATACATTGACCATCGTGACCACCACCAGACGAAACTGTGCCTTGACCTATAATTGTATTACCACCACCTGTTGTTAAGGCATCACCTGCATTATAACCAAGAACCACGTTAGAATTACCACCTGAAAGGTCTGGTGCAGCATTAGCACCTAGAACAGTATCCTGAGTTCCATCAACCATATTAATAGCTGCTCCTGATCCAACTGCCACATTGTAATTAGTTGTGGTACAAGAACCTAAAGCATTTACACCAATGGCTGTGTTGTAAGAACCTGTAGTCATAGCATCAGCAGCTACATAACCCATAACAGTATTCTCTGTACCTGTGGTATTTACAAACAGAGTTCTATGTCCAATCGATGTATTGTAAGAACCAGTAGTAGTAGCAGCTTGTGCATCGTGTCCTACTGCTGTATTTCGAGAAGCTGTAGTGTTTGCAGCTAGTGCCACAGAACCTACTGCAGTATTTTCATCTCCTGTAGTGTTTACTCCTAAAGCATTTTCTCCCACTCCTGTGTTGTTAGATGCTGTTGTATTAGCATCTAGAGTAGCATATCCAATCGCTGTATTGCTACTACCAGTTGTATTAGCTTCTAATGCTTTACGACCTACAGCTATATTTGTAGCACCTGTTGTGGTAGCTTTTAGTGCATTACTACCAACAGCAGTGTTGCCATCTCCTGTAGTTTGTGCCGTTAGAGCATCGTAACCTATAGCTACTGTATTTGAAACTGTGGTGTTGGCATCTAAAGCTGCTCTACCAATGGCAACATTATTTGCACCAGTTGTGTTAGCTTCTAAAGCACTTGAACCTACTGCTACGTTGTAGTCGGCTGTTGTTGTTTCTGCTCCTGAAGAATAACCAATAAAAGTATTTTCTCCTCCTGTGGTGATTGAATGTCCCGCACTAGAACCGATTACAACGCTGTCTGAACCTGTAGTTGCTTCATCCATCGCTTGATAACCAATAGCTACGTTTCTTTGTGCTGTAGTCAGAGAAGTACCTGCTGCAAAACCAACCACAGTATTATTATCACCCGTTGTCAAAGCAGCAAAAACATCAACACCTAAACCAGTATTATAGTTTGCTCCACTTATAGTTCCTGTAGTAGCATCTCCAAGCATAATAGATGAAGTACCAAAAGTTTTAGCATCTGATAAATCATTTATTGAACTTGCACCACTTGCATCTTCCCAAGCTACACCACTTCCTGTAGAAGTTAATACTTGTCCGTCACTACCTTGTGCGCTGCCGATTGTTAGATTATCTGTTTCTAGTGTTCCATCAACATCTACATCACCTGAAATATCTAAAGCAGTACCAATAAGTGTTTGTGTAAATGTTACTTGTCCATTAGAAGCAATAGTCATAGCGTCTACATCTGATGCAGAGCCAATAGTTTTGCCATCACCAATAA